CGCCCTCCCGGGCGTCTACTAGGCGTGTGGAACCTGTGATGGTTCAGCACCATCATCGGCGGCAATTATGCCACTTCACATACGATCACAAAATGAGATCTGATACTGTTAAGCAAAAGGTCTGGCCCGTAGGGGAAATAACTAATGCATATTGGAAGTATCTTAGCCGTGAGCGTAGCGATATATGCCACTTTCTGTCATTCTATGACAGTCCTGTGGTTATCGATTATCGCGACCGGCTAGGGGAGTCGCACACTCGTGTGTTCCTTCCCCCGCTTCCATATTATGGTCAGATTGTTGAATCGACCGGTGCATGTGGTCCCGTGCGTGAGCGCGCCGTTAATAATTTAACGCATGAGTTCGAAACAACAACTCAGATTGGCTATGCCAATGCGATCACGTCCGGTGGCTTTCCCTGGGCGAAGAACCCGAGTACTATGGCTATGCCTCAGTACATGGTCGACAGAGCAATTCTCGGAGCATACCAGGATTTACACAAATCCTCTATGAACCTCTCTGAATTCTTTGCTGACCTTGATGAGTCACTCGAAGGTGCCGCTGGTGTCCTTTGGAAGATCGGCTCAGCTCTGGTTCACATCATCGAAGGACGGTGGATAAAAGCTCTCGAAGAGCTCGGACTCACTTTCAAACAGCTTGCTTGGGCAGTTAAACACCCTAACCAGGTGGATATCTTTTTCAAGTTCGCTATTGGTCCTATGATTGATGACGTCAACGCAATGATCCTAACAGCACAGGAAGGGCCCTTTGGGCTCGACCACAACGGCATGGACAAAAGATTTGTCAATGGGCGTGGTAGGTATCGCAAGAAACGCAAGAAATGGTCACAGACCATTAAAGGCGCGCAAGTGTTCTATTTGCCCCAACCGGGGCAACCAGATCGTTGCTATGGCGATGCTACATACCTCACCCGTAGAGACTTTGTCTCTCAGTCGGAGTGCCGTGTTAGGATGGATTATTTTATTCAGAATCAAACATACGCATTTGCTGCTATGTCTGAAGCAATTAATCCTCTAGTCATTGCATGGGAACGGATACCGTTGTCATTCATTATCAACTGGTTCATAAATATTGGCGGATGGCTGAAACAATTTCAGCCGATGTGGGGCATGCAATTTCTTGGTGCCTCCATAACCCGTTATTATAATGAATCAATTGTTGACAATTGGTTTAATCTTGGTTTGGACGACGTGTCGTTTTCTATGCCCGGCACTGCCGAGTACAGACATTTCGTGCGTCATTCCTTGCAAGACAGACCTATTGCCCTTTTCCCAACATGGGGAGGGGGTGTGAATACCGGTAAACTCATTACGCTTATTGAAATGTATATAACAAAATTTCAAAAGCGTCGTGATGCCTTCGGGATGTTTCCCGTTGATAACTATCGTTTACATAACGATGTTATCATTGATTACAGTAAAATACGACAGCTCGCGAAGTTTCGCGATATGCCAGAGAAGTACTTTTCTGGCTTGTCTGATCAGATTCTCCGTAACCATGAGCCTAGGTTTAAACCGGCTGTCCCAAAAGGATAAGTATAATGAGACAAACAGATATTTTATTGCCAGTATCTGGTGATGTAACCACTAAGCTTTCAGCGCAGGGTACGGCCAATCAGGTCGCATTCTACTCTGACCTTACTGCGGATAATGTGAAAGAAGCTACAAAGCTAACTATCACAAATCCGAAGCAAGGAACGGCTGGCGGTTATAACCGTCGTTCCACTAAAATTGTATTACCTCAAAAGATTCTTGTTGAGGGCGTACAAGTTGGAACGCGTCTATACCTCGCTGAGATTATCTTCTCGATCCCTGTTGGGTCGAATATCGTCGGTCGTACAACTTTGGCGACCGCCGTGAAGAATCTCGTAGCGGATGGTACGGTACAGAACATGGTTATTAACGAAGACAATGTCATCGCATAACTTGCTCTGTTCACTATATACTAGCAGCCGATGTCGGCTTTGGACACCATATGGTTTTCAAGATAAAATCCGAGCGTACACGGAAGTGTACGACTAACCCATCTACGAATAATCGCCCTTTACGTGTACGACAAACTAAGCAACGTTTTTCTGCTAGTTTGAAGCGCACGGGTGATAAGTCGTCACTGGATGATGGAATCAACATATGCAACTTTGCACGCTTGATGTTCGAGACCCGAAAGGATATCTCGGACCTAGCGCTTGCTCATATGACTTTGAGCAAGTATGCTGACCCATCTCCGGTGCACGATGATGCCCGAACCTTGGTTGCATTACAGAAATTCTATGCTTCTGAACAGAGATGTGCAGAAGTTAATTTGAATTTCCTTAGTAACGCATACCTCGGTGATGTAACTGTGACAAAAGCGTTGGCATACGCCGAACGTTTTATCACTGGGCTCACCAGAAATATAGGGATAGATGAGGTTATGGCGGCCGGCTATTTTACAGGTGGTGCATCAGTGCACCGTCCCCGTAAAAGAAGTGCTGTCGCGGAAAAACTCGCAGGAGGCAACCTTGCCTCATACGATGCCTCTAGCCGATTTTGGGCTGGGGTGTTGCGAACTTCCGACCGTCTCACGGATATAAAGATAAGCCATGCTGCTTACTGTAGGATGGCAGTCGTTCCTAAGAATGAAAAGGAAAACAGGATAATTGCCGCTGAGGCTGAGCTTTCGCTCTATCTACAGCGGGGAATCGGCGTCGCCCTTAGGAGACGTTTGCGTCGTGTTGGGTGCGATCTTAAAGATCAGCAGAACAACCGGCGCGCTGCTTTCCATGCTTCCGTGATGGGTGATAGTGTTACCGTCGATTTCTCGGCGGCATCTGATTCATTCTCACTCGGATTAATAAACCGCGTGTGTCCTGAGTCATTGTTATCACTCCTTCACTTTTGTCGCGCTCCAGCCATCAAAATTGATGTGCTTGGATATAAGCGTATCCATGTCCTGGAGAAGATCTCTTCTATGGGAAATGGATATACATTCGAGTTAGAATCCTTAGTGTTTCTAGCTCTAGCCCGCGCTGCAACTCACATGACAGGCTGTGACATAACAGACGTCTTCGTTTATGGAGACGATGTTGTCTTGCCTGCTCGGTCATATCCTGTATTTCAAGAGATAATGACCAAACTCGGATTCCTCTTTAATAAGCAGAAAACACTTACTGAAGGGCAACTCCGTGAATCATGCGGGAAGTATTTTCATAGAGGAAAAGACGTAACCCCCTTCTACATCAGGGGACCTTACGCTACTATCCTTGATAAGTATCTGACACTCAATAATCTTTCGCGATGGATGGCGCGTACCGGATCAACCGGTGCGTACCTTCCGCTGTGGAAGAGTATTCTGACTTCCGTCCCTCGTGAACATCAGAGATTCGGATGTGATTGTATGTCGGATATGTATATCGCACTCAATGAGGAAATGTTTTGTAACAAATCCTTACTCGAGGAGATTGGATATACACCACACATTCGTCGCAATGAGAATTATCAATGCGATGAGTTAAAGGTGAGAGTTATTAAAAGCACTATAGTCCCACACGATGGGTCCATAGGCTTTTACCGAAGCAGATTTAATCTGCATAGGTCAACTTTTTCCGGTCTCGTCTCAAAGGAGCAGAGCTCTACTGTCGTAAAGAAATTTTACGACAGCGCTCCAGAACCTGAGGCAAAGGCGATAAAAGCGACTGGATGGATCACGAAATGGCTATGCCTTTCATGATTAGTGTCCTTATCTTCCTGTGGCCAATGGCACAAACCCCACTATAAAAAGGTCGTGCCTGGGAGCCTCCCTTGGGAGGCTAAACGGACCACCGGGAATTCCGCAACGCCAGCTCGGCCGCGCAGAAAACCTAAAGGTCCCAGGATATATACACCTCAGAATTGTGTATATTCGAAAGAAACACCAAACCGATGAG